CAGCGCACGGAGGCGATGTTCGCTGCCCTGGGCGGCCCGCAGGGCGAGGCGCAGAAGCAGCTGGACCGCTGGGCGAAGATGATCATCCAGCAGGACGAGCTGACGAAGAAGCTGTCCAAAGGCGGTATCTCCCCGCAGGATCCTGTCTTCTACTCGCAGGGCTACCTGCCGCCGCAGCGGATGCCTGACGCCCAGTCGGAGCCGGGGTCGTACACGGACTCCTATGCCCAGGCTGCCCAGGCGAAGCCGCTCCCGCCGATGGAGATCCCGGGCGACCCGGTGTCGGCGTTCGTGGAGATGGGCAAGAACATGTGGAACGGGCTGGTGAAGGGGTTTACCGAGGCAGCCTCGGACAACCTCTTCGTGAAGTCGTTCGAGGGCCTTGTCGGCGCGGTGAAGGGCATGCTGGGCATTCAGTCCCCGTCGACGGTGTTCGCGGAGATCGGCAGGAACATCATGGAGGGCCTCGGGCAGGGCATCGCAGCTGCCGCCCAGGCGGCGTGGGATTTCGTGACGGCCCCGATCAAGGACCTGGACATCATCGGCAAGGTCACTGGAGCGTGGGCGGCCACCGGCAAGTTCCTGGGCGACCTGGGCACGACGATCGCCGGGCTGGTGTCCACGGGCTGGAGCAACCTGACGGCCCCGATTGCCAACCTCGACATCATGGGGAAGATCACTACGGCCTTCGGCGAGGCCGTGACCTTCATGTCGGGCCTCGGCGGGAAGATCACCACGTGGATCTCGACGGCATGGACCAACATCATGGACGGGATGCCGACGGCCGGCGAGGTGTGGACATCCGTGACTGGTGCGTTCACCACCGCGAAGCAGTGGCTGCAGGACCTCGTCAAGGGCGGCGTGGACTCCGTATCGGGCTGGGTGTCGACGGCGTGGGACAACCTCACGGCTAACCTGCCGTCGCTCGATGACATCAAGACTGCGGTGGTGGACATCTTCACGGGCAAGAACGGCCTGTCCTCCTGGTTGAAGAGCCTTCCGAACACCATCAAGGACGACTGGCTGCCGGATGCGTCGTTCTTCACGACGGCCTTCAGCGCCATCGAGGACGGCATCAAGAACGTGCTGGGCGCGATGATCGACGCGTGGAACAAGATCGAGTGGAAGATCGACTTCACCCTGCCGGAGATCAATATCCCCGGCTTCAACATCGCCAAGTTCTCCATCCCGCTGGGGCTGGGCAAGACGCTGGACTTCGCCGGCTTCGGATGGGATGGCACGAAGATCGGCGGCCAGCACTTCAGCACCGGCGACATCGTTCCGAACATCCCCAACCCGTGGGCGAAGAAGGCCCTGGGCGGCATCTCGATGCGCCAGGAGACAGCAACGATCGCCGAGGCCGGCTACCCGGAGGCGGTCATCCCGCTGAACGAGCGCGGAGCGTCGTACATGGCCTCGGTGATGGCCCGGTACGCGAACGCCTACGACGTGAAGGCCTCGCAGTCGAACCAGTACTCCACGCCGATCACGTACAACAACGTGTCCTATGACCAGCGCACCCAGTACACCGGTCCGATCACGGTGCAGGCGCAGGACCCGGATGAGATGAACGCGAAGCTGGAGGCCAAGAGGCGCCGGCAGAACCTCGTGAGCACGGTGGGGGCTCGATGATCATCAGCGCACGCATCTCCACGGCCGATGACTGGCTGGAGCTGAACTCGGGCCTGTACCGGCTGCACGCCGACTCGTTCGCGGACTCCTCGACGAGCTGGCGCCGCGATGAGGTGACGAATCCGTTCGTGGAGGGCTCGTGGACGGTCAATGCCCTGCGGGACAACGTGCAGGAGACCCTGAGCATCTGGGCGAAGGGCGATGGCACGACGAGCACGCTGCAGGCGGTAGAGGTCCTGAAGGCGGCATTCAGCCAGCTGTCGTACCTGATCGAGGTCACCTACGACTCGGAGATGTACACGTACCACTGCCAGGTGGCGGACTGCCAGGTGCAGGCCTCCCGCGAGCTGCGTCATGCAGGGATCGCCCAGGTGACGTTCACGGTGCCGCGGCATCCGGTCTACACCCTCGAGGTGGTCTGAATGGGGCAGCTGAGCACGTACGGGCGCACGGTCATGGTGAACAGCGTCTTCCGCCCGGAGGCGGCCGCGGTACTGGGCGGGGCGTACATGGCGCTGACGCTGGCGGTGCCGGTGGACACGGACACCGGCTCGAGCATCCTGGAGCCCACGGCGTCCTCGTTCGAGCGCGTTCCTTACGGGCTGGGGACCTACTTCTGGACGATGATGAGTCCGGGTCAGGTGGCCAACACGCAGCAGATCAGCTGGGTGATCCCTACTGACAACTGGGGACAGGTGATCGGATGGGCGCTGTGTACGGAGTCGACGTCGGGAATGGTGCTGGCGTTCGGGCGTCTGCGTCGGTCTATGGCGATAGTGGCTGGTCAACGCCTCAAGGTGCCTCCGGGCTCGCTGCGGGTGTCACTTCTCTAGCCGCATGGGAGCTGCTGGAGACGCTGCTGGGGACGGCTGCCCCGTTCGACGTGTCCGAGCTGATGGCCCTGACGGTGGAGATGGTCGGACTGGTCAGCGTCGGTGACCTGATCTCCACGGCCGTGCCGACGACGTTCGTGCTGACCGACGGCGCGGAGGCCGTGTCGGGGGCCGACATGGCGATGACGGTGGATCCTCCCCTGACTCGTGACCGCCGCACGGTGCCGGTGCGGGCCTCAGGCTTCGACGTGCCGGACTACCTGGTGGTCAAGGGCCGCCCAGTAGCCCGGAATGGCCTCTGGGCGGTCGCTGCGCCCTCTGTGGGCGTGGGAACGCCTGGTGAGCTGGAGCCGTTCCCAGAGCCCCGCAACGTGGCTCTGGAGGTCACGGCGAGGTGGCTGCCGATCGAGGCGACGTTCAACCCGTCGGTGACGCTGTGGTCCCCGTGGAGCGAGTACCTCACAGCCCCCTCGGACGGGTACACCGTGGACCAGCTGCGGGCGTTCAACGTGGGGGAGGTCGGCATCTACCGGGTGCGGGACCTGCTGGTGGACGGGACGCTGATCATCCGCTCGAGGAGCGACTTCGCCTTCCACTCCACGACGGGTGCGGCGCCGGCGTTCCGGCCGAGGTTCGACTACTGGCGGGCCGGGAGCATGATCCGCAACGGCTCGATCAGCATGGACGGCGGCCAGTACTTCTGGACCGATGACATCCCGTGGGCCTCCCCAGAGGTGACAGTGGTGGTCGCCGCGGTGCTGCGGCAGCCGAAGGGGGAGTGGTACTCGATCCTGGAGACCGCGCACCCGCTGACCAGCGTGCTGGACTACTCCTTCAGCCTGCGGTACTCCCGGTCCGGCACGCTGGCCCTGTGGAGTGACCAGGTGCTGGCGACGATGGACCTGGCGACGGGCTTCGCCCGGCCGGCGCAGCCGGTGATCGTGGGGTTCAACCTGGACATGGTGAACAACACCTGCACGCTGATGAGCGTGGACACCGGGGTGCAGGTGGTGACGGTGAACCTGCCGCAGCGCATCGACCCGGTGAGCAGGCTGTTCCTGGGCCGTTCCCCGCTGGGGCAGCAGGCGAACGCGGTCATGGACGTGCTCGAGGTCGGCTACTCCGACCAGCAGTACGGGCCGGGCCAGATCAACAAGCTGCTGGCGGCCTACGACCGGATGTACGGGGTGAGCGCATCGTGATCCCGGTTCCCGAGCTCATCGACAACTCCCCGGTCGGCTCGTACGAGGTGTGGGTCTACCCCTACGGGGCGAACTCCCCGCAGGCTGCGTTCAATGCGACGTTCGTGCGGGATGCGCCGACGCAGGTCGGCTCCATGCAGACGCAGGACCCGTTCGGGCCCGCGGCGATGGACCTGGTGTTCCCGAGCGTGACGATGCTGGACGCGATCGGCGCGAACGACCTGTGGTGGCTGCTGCCCGAGGCGGATGTCGACGTCGTGTTCATCCCGGCGGCCAGCGATGACGTGGCCTACCGGTGGGAGGGCTACATGGTGTCGTTCGCCTTCGCCCCCACCGACGCCGGATCCTCCCTGACGGTCTCCTGCCTGGGTGCTGGCCGGCAGGTGGACAACTACCTGGCGAAGCCGGAGTACGTCTACCAGCCGATCCCGTACGAGATCGCGATTGCCCGCCAGTTCGAGGGCCACCCCGACCTGCGGCTGGCCCCGCTGCAGATCGAGTGGCCGACGTGGTGGAGCACGGTCTTCAACCTCGCCGACTACGCCTCCAAGCCGCTGTACCTGCGACCGATCGGCCTGACGGACGGGCAGCCGTGGAGCGGGATGGTGACCCGGGCGACGGGCTCCTTCGACCAGGCGCTGACGAGCTATGTGCAGGGCCTGCTGGCGAACATGTACTCCGAGTACGGGCAGTGGACGATCGACATCGACGAGGGCCGTCGGCCGGTGCTGCGCCACCGGACCCGCAAGGCCGCTCCTGACGTCGAGACCCTCGTGGTCGACGTCCTGACGCCGGGCGTCAAGGTCTCCCCGACGAAGGACTTCTCCCAGCGCCTGAACGTCGTCTTCGGGCAGGGCAAGGCCCTGAACGGGTCCACGTTCTCGGGGATGCGCTCGAGCGCGGACGGGGCCCGCATCTACTACGAGCCGATGGCCTTCCGACGCAGCGTGCACCCCCTCGAGCAGAATGACTGGTTCGACCGGTCGATCATGCGCAAGGAGGTCAGCCTGGCCTTCTACGAGGGGCTGGACGAGGCCGAGGCGCAGGTGATCGGCCGCAAGCACCTGCAGCGGTTCGCCGACCCCGGGGTGACAGGGACCATCGAGCTCAAGAGCGACCCGTGGATGGGCAGCGGGTACTTCTCCCGGCGCCTGATCCGGGCGGGGATGACCATCCAGGTGACCGGCCTGTTCGGCAGCCCTGACGGGGTGCTGTTCCACATCACCGACTGCACGGTGACTGCGGACTCCACGAGCCTGACGGTGGACTCCAAGTTCCGGGACCAGCTGACGGTCGCCGAGGTGCGGATGCGCACCCGTGATGCCCTGGCGCCGGTGCGCATGCTGACGCTGGGGGCGTACAAGCCGACGATCCCGGACATGCTGTTCCCGTGGTCGTACGCGGATGGCTCGGGGTTCGTGCCGAAGACGAGCGTGCCAATCTTCTCCGCCGGCGAGGTGCAGATCGCCGAGGTCAGCCTGTTCGGCGGCATGCAGAACGTGGGCTTCCCGTGGGAGGACCTGACCACCCGTCGGCCGCCGAGCGACCCGGCATGGACGGACTGCTACATCCACATCCCGCCGGCCTCGAGCAATGCCGACGAGAACTGGGCGAACTCCCATTCGGGGCTGGCTGACTTCAAGGCGTTCCCGGTGCGGATGAGCCAGGCCGGGGAGGCCCGGCTGGTGCAGTTCGCGGCCTTCGACAAGGACGGCCATGTGCTGAAGGTGCCGTTCCATGTGTCGTTCTACCGGACTAACGGGGTGTCGTACTCGAGCATGCCGATGATGGGGCTGGATGACGAGGTGGCGAACCCTCCGTACCTCGCGGGCCAGCACTACCCGTTCTTCCGCCGGGCGTGGGAGTCGATCGACGAGCAGGGCATCACCCTCAACCCGGAGACCGGCCGGGTGGTGCCCAGCGCCCAGGTGCTCGCCGGGTGGGGCAACTTCTTCGAGAAGGCCGGCTACTGGCCGACGACGTCGCTGACTCCCGGCGCCACTCCCACGGGCCTGTTCACCGACGAGACGGGGTTCAGTTGGGACCTGACGGATGCGGTGTACGGGGTGGACCCGCAGCGCTCCCCGCAGGAGAACGCCCAGGACCCGAACCGGGCGGACATCTGGTGCATGGTCTACTGCGACGCTCAGCTGACGCAGGACGTGTACTTCCTCGGGCGCATCTGGCGAAAGGAGCCGGGGACAGCATGACGTGCATCGGCAAGGATCCGACGTGCCCGTGCCAGGACGGGCTCGCCTGCCACTACAAGGACTACCCAGCCGAGGATGGCTGGCCTGCGGTCAAGGGCTGGCCGATACCGAAGGAGGCCTCATGGCAAGCGTGATCTGGGACGTCCAGGCGGGGATCTGGATCGACGAGCTGGCGAAGGTGCCGTGCTTTGCCGCGGTTCACTTCGAGTACCCCACGACGGACAACCCGATGGCGAGCGAGTGCACGTCCGGCTCGTACGCCAGGAGCCCACTGACGTGGACGTACTCCGGCTCGCGCACGATCACGAACCTGCAGCTGCTGGAGTGGCTGAACCTGGAGGACACCACGGTGATGGGGATCGGTGCATGGGACGCCCATGCCGGCGGCCAGCTGCGGGTGTTCTTCCAGCTGGACGACCCGATCCCGATCTCGGGGCGAGGGTCGTGGCAACTGAGCGCAGGGGAGCTCTACGTCCACGTGTAAAGGCCCAGAAACGCAAAAAGGACCCAAGGGGCGGGCCCCCTCCCGAAGGAGAGAGCCCGCCCAAGGGGTCGCAAGGCGTCGGTGTTTCCACTCACCGGAGCCGGTCCGCAACAGGCAGCTACGCCGCCTTGCGACTGGCTAGTAGTACCCCGCGTGGACGTGGTTCTTCACGCTCTTGGCCAACTGCCTAGTGCGGGTGTCGAACTTCTCTTCAGTGAGGCGGAGGATCTCCCTAAGGTCGCGGACCTGATCCTTGAGTGCGTCGATCTCCGTCTCCAGATCACGATCGCTCATGGTGCGAGCATCATGTTGTCGACGTCGTATTCGTACTGCTCCATACCCCGGAAGTCATCCATGCGGGTGCCACCTCGAAGAGGAGGTAGGGATGCCGGGCGGATGTTGACGGGGTTGGTCGGAACCTTCACCGACGCAGCTGCGATCGGCGTGGGGTTGGCGAGCCAGCCCAGCAGGCGCACGAGCGTGCCACCGGTGTTGATGATGGCGTTCATCGTGCTGGTGGCCTGCTTGGCCGTGTTGGCAACGGTGGTCATGCTGCGTAGCGCACCAGACCTTGTTGATTCAGGAAGCCGTTGAGCCCATGTGAAGCCCAGTACGGCGAGAACCGCTGCGAGTACGAGATAAACCATGCGTTCTCCTTCGTGACGTCCAGATGCCTTCGGGGTGCTTGTTCATCCAGCCACTTCCACCCCGTGAAGTAGCGGTCGAGGGCGTAAGCCCAGGTGGCCTCGAGGAGGTCATCGTCGACTTGTTCAACGAACGAAGGCTGATGCTCGAGCAGTCCGATGAACTCCTGATTGAACAGGTGCACCGGGCAGCCGCAGTTCGCGTCCGCATACCAGCGCAGGTTCAGCAGATCGCCGTCGCTCCAGCCCTTCGGTCCGTTCTCTTCCTCCCACTGGGCCACGAGGCATTCGTCGGTCTCGCCGACCTCCTCGTTGCACCCGCAGGTGGTGTAGTTGAACCAGATCGTGTCGTAGGCCTTCCATGCTTCCTTCAGCTGCGGGTACCAGGCCGCGAAGAACTCAGCCTCGATGGGGATGATGTTGAGCACAGGGACCATCCCGATCAGGTACCCGACGTTCTCGAAGTACTCCCCGATGCTGTCTGGATCGCACATCTCGTGCTCTTCCATGTCGAGGTTGCTCGGAACGGTCTCCGAGTGTCCGAGAGAGCAGTCGACGTGCTCCGGCTGGTAGATCTCCGCGATGCCCACCATGGGTCCGCGGAGGGCGTCCGAGTATCTGGACTCCTCTCCGACGAACGCCTGGGTGACAGCCTCATCGACCATGCCATCGGGTCCGACGATGCTCTGCCAGCGGCAGAAGGCCGGTATGAGCCAGAAGGGGATCTCGTCCCCACATCCGGAGCATGACCGGTAGAGCTGGTAGACCAGCATGCCGAACCCCGACTCGTGCGGGGTCAGCATGTGACGCCACGTTCCGTCGTCGACGGGTGCAAGGTGGTGGTAGCCACCGTAAGGAGTTGACCGGAGAGGGTCGTAGTAAGCACCCTCTCCGGTCACCTCACCCATTGCACCAACCAACTAGGAGGCGACGGGCTGCGCTTCTGCAGCCTGCTTGGGAGCGGCCGTGCGGTTGGCCTTGGTCTCGGCCTTCTTCACGGTCGACTCCGCTGCAGTGACCGCCTGCGTCTTCGCAGCCTCATCAGTATCGGCAGGGGCATTCCACATGTCCTCTGCCGAGTCTTCGGTCTTCTTGGCGGGGAAGAAGACGGTACGGCCGGCACCCACGAGGGTGGCCACGCCGATCGTTGCCAGCGTCACAGCGCCACCGGCCACGGCTGCTGCCAGGGCTGCACCCGCGAACGGGATGGTGGCCAGGGCGGCGGCAACGGTTCCACCGGTGATCGCGTTCGCCGCGAAACCAGCACCGAGGGCGATGGACGTGGCGTTGACGATGTTCGCGGTGGTGGGGGCGGTCACGACGTCGCGGACGATTGCCGTGGTGCCCTCGATCAGGTACTCGGCACCGTCGAGCAGACGCTCGGCGCCACCAAAGAAGGCGTCATTACGACGCTCGCAGAACGCCCCGAACTTCGGGGAGACCTTGCTGATTAGCTGACTGGCCTTGCGACCGACCCAGCCCAGACCGCGCACAGCCCCTCGAGCGAGGCGCGTGGCAGTCCTAGCGACCCAGCCGGCGCTCGTCACCGCCACGTTCGCCAGGGCAGTGAACCCGGCTCGTGTCGCAGTGGCAGCGATGGCGATGATGCTGGCAGGGACCATGTACTTCGACAGGATGCCCTTGACGACGTTCCATGCGGCGATCGCGGTCTCGCCTGCCCACATGCGGGCGCGGTGGACCAGACCGGTGAGGTAGGCCAGCTTGTTCTTGGCCATGGTGGCGAGGCTCTCGGCCTCCTGGATTGCCTTGGCTGACGCTGCAGCAGCTGCCGCTGACACAGGGCTGTCACCAAGGGATGACTTCGCAGTCACCGTTGATGCGGACATGTGAATGTCCCCTTTCGTGTTGGTGGTGCAGGGTCTGGGCCTTTCCCAAACGCCAGAGGCCCCCTAGGCAGGTTCACCTAGGGGGTCTCCGCTGTCGGGGCTAGACGTGCTTGGGGAAGTCCCGGGAGTAGCGCTCCCAGAACTCACTCCATGACTCCTCCGGCATCGCCATGCCGTGGTACGTGCCGTACTGCCAGTCGACGTAGGACTCGTAGCCCTCTTCCTTCCACGCCGGCACGCTCACAGCCCGCCCTCGAGGTCGGCCGCGGCGTCGTTCACCGCATCCATGACGCGTGAGACGTAGTCGGGGGACTCGCTGACGATCTCGGCTGCCGGCAGGTCGCGCACCAGCCGGTCCTTGACGATGACGTCGTAGACATCAGCGATCTTGGCGAGCTGGTCGCTGTGGTGCTTCCACGATTCGTGGGTCTTCTCGGTGGCCTTCTGCTCCGACTTGAAGGCCGCGTCGACAGCAGCCTCGATGGCCTCCTCGTTGTACTCCAGGACTGCCAGGTCCGACTCAGGCCCGAGGACCGGGCGGTTGGCATTGGGGAAGTTCACCGCGCCGTACTTGTCGACGTAGAACTCGACGACGGTGATCCATGGGGCGCCGTCGACGTCGTCCTTGCTCGAGATCACCAGGCCGGTGACCTCGTACTGCTCCTTGCGCCAGCTGCCTTCGGCCTCGAGCACGCGCTGGTAGCGCATACCGGGCTGCAGGCGGTGCATCACATCCTTGACCTTCACGTAAGTCTCCTTCGTTGCGGACATGCAAAAAGGCCCCTGGCGGGATTGCCAGAGGCCTTGATTACCTTCGATCCTCTCCCCAGCACAACGGGCCGGTTCATCGAGGGTCTTCACCAGGTGGGCACAGTTTCCCTACCCGGTAATGGAACCATTCTACTAGGAAAAGCCTTGCGCTGCAACGCGATGAGGTGGAGGGAGGCAACCAACCCGGAACCCTCCCTCCACCGGCTCATCAGCAGTGCGACGCCATGAACTCGTCCCAGGTGACGTACAGGACGGCTCCCTGGGCGCCGGAGTTGAACGACTCCCATGCGCTGTCCTTCTTGGTGCTGTAGGCACCGCACGCCTTGAACTTCACCATGGAGGTCTGGTACGACCAGGCGTCCTCCATGGCGGCGATGCTGGCCTGCTCCCGGCCCTCGATGGACGGGGGCTGGGTGATCGGTGCGGAGCTGCGTGCGCTGATGGCGATCAGGATGACCGCCAGCACAGCGATGCAGCCCAGCGTCTGCAGCCATACCTTCATGACTCCTCCTTCCAATCTGGGTCGATGCCCACGAACTCGTACTCGGCCCCACGGGCCATGTGGTCCATGCCAGCGATCTGCTCGTCGGTGAACTGCGACATGCGGATCCTGCGGTACAGCAGGCCCATGAAGTTGACCTCCTCGGGAGGAGGCCACTCCAGGCCCAGCTTGACCAGCGGGATGTTGACATCGCCGGCAACCAGCGTGGGCAGCCGGACGAAGTCGTCATCAAAGGTGGTCATGACTCACGCTCCGATGCGAGGTACTCATCGACAAGGACGACCGACCAGACCGTCATCCCGGTATCGCGGATGTCGATCAGGTCGTCGTCAGCGCCACCGGGCTCGGTGGGGCAGTCGGTCCAGGTGGCCCAACGCCATTCGTGGTTCTCACGGTCAGCCTTGACCTGGATCCTTCGGGAGTTGCCGGTGTTCTCACCGAACTCGTCCTTCTCGGCCTGGGCCATTCGCACGGCTGCCTCCCACACGTCCTGCTCGTCCAGTTCCATGGTGCCGACCTCGAGGACGAGGTCGGTCATCAAGTCCTTGATGAGCGTGACGTGATCCTCCACGCCCCGGTCGTGACGGGCGTAGAGCTCGAGTACCCGGTCGACCCGGTGCTGCCACGGGACGAGGTCATGGTCCCCGCATCCGCAGCAGTGCAGGCACTCGGTCTTGCAATTCGGGCACATCTCCGTGTCCATGATGTCCATCTCGCAGACCGTGCAGGGCGGGAAGTCCCGGTACTTGGCGAACTTCTCGGCCCACTCGTCCTGCTTGCCCATGTAGACCATCACGGCCGAGTCGTTGTCCGACCCGTCGTAACGCTCATCCTCGGCGATCCACCAGCACTCGAGCTCGGGGAACGCGTCGGAGTTGGGCCGCACCAGCATCTTGTCCATCAGCAGCTGCTGGGCTGCCTGCATGGAGGGAGCGTGCACCTGGGCGGCGACCAGCACCGTCCAGCAGCCCTCCTCGTCCTTGCGGGTGTCGCTGCTCATGACTCCGCCGTCCAGTCCTGGTCCCACCCGCAGTTGTCCGGCGAGGTGAAGTACAGGTCCATCTGGCGCTCGAGGTACTCACCGAGCGTCAGGTGGCTGGCGTGCACGGGGATGTTCATCTGGTCCAGCACCTCGACGCCGCCGCTGCCGGCGTGGGCGATCTTCCACGTGAGCAGGTGGACGAACATGTCCCGCATGCACTGGTGGTAGCCGCGGTCGTAGCCGTGGTCGTCGGCCTGGTCGATGTCGGCCTCGGCCTCGTGCTGGGCCAGAGTGGCGTTGACACGCCAGGTGATGACCTCGGCCCGCAGGCTGGTGAGCTCGCGCTCCATCGAGGTCTTCTCTGCTCGTACCTCCTGAAGGGCGGCCATCGTGCCCCTCATGTCGGCCTCGTAGCCCTTGATGTTCAGCTCGAGGCCCCTGATCTTGCGGTCCTGGTACTCGATGTAGCCGACCAGGCAGTTGCGGCAGACGTAGTCCCGGCTCTCGCCGTCCGACCACGCCGTCCCGCAGCTGGCGCACCCCAAGTAGTAGCCGGGAGTCCCGCGGTGCTCGTCGCACACGTAGTTGGTGCTTTCGACCTTCATGTGCAGGTGGCCGGTGCTCCCGTCCAGGCCCTTGGCGCAGAAGCCGTACTTGCGCCGGGAGACGGTCTGTTCTGTCATTGCGGACATTGCCTTGCCCTTCTCATAGCGAAGGCCCCACCGGATGGTGGAACCTGATGAGCCCTGCGGCTCAGTGGCGGCGCCTCCCGCAGGAGACACCGCCAAGTGCGACAGGGATCTACTTGGTGACCTTGGCCTCGGGAAGCACGTCAGCGGCCGGCACCCAGGGGTTGGAGCCGATGCGGGCGTTGAACTTCTTGGGGTTGAGGTAGGCCTTCTTCTCGGCCTCGGCGTCGTCCAAGATCCCCTGGAGATTGGGGTACCTGGCGGCGAAGTCCGCGTCCAACCGAGCCTGGAAAGCAGCCTCCTTCTTGGCTGCCCTCTTGGCCTTCTTGGAAGCCTTCTTGGCCTTGGCCTGCGCCGTGGCCTCGCGCTCCTTGCGGGCCTCCTTCTTGGCGGCCTTCACGAGCACCTCGATCTCCTCGATGGTCTCGATGACCTTCTCGGTGACCAGGTTGGTGACGAGCTCGAGCATTGCCTTGTCCTGAGCCTTCATGGCTCCTCCTTCGTTGCGGACATGGAAACGGCCCAGGCGGAATACCCGGGCCGGACATGCAGGAAGGCCCCGGGGATGTCCTGTGGCGGATCAACCCGGGGCCTTCCTTGCAGGGGTCCTACGCTCGTGACGGGGGAGACACGAGGCATAGGAATCCCTACGCCTCTATTGTCTCATAGTGGGGTATTACTGTCAACTACAGTCACGTAATCCCTCATGGAGATATGCCAAGGGCCCCCGGGAATCGCTTCCCAAGGGCCCTCGTCAGGCATCCAGAGTGATCTTCACCGTGAGGCAACACAGCTCGACCCATGCACCAACACGCTGAAGTGTACAGCGTTGTCCTCTGGTGTCTACTGCTGACACGCGCTTGATGGGTGTGAGCCAAGGGCTGCCTTACCTAGACTGACCCTGAAGGCCTGGTCTCCTTCCAGCGTGAGGGGGAGGTCCCTCGCAATGCCTCCCCCTCACCGGCCATGCGACCACTCACGAGCAGCCTGCTGGGAGTACTCAGCCCTCCTGCGATCGCCCTCGAGGTCGAGGGACTCCCACGAGTACCTCACCCACCCGCACTCGCGGCACACGATGTCGACCTCCGCGTACCGCATGCGCCAGACCCACACGTGGTAGCACCTGGCCATCTCAGAGCAGCACCCTCATCAGGTAGGCGGGGGTGTTGAACGGGCCGAAGATGATCTCCTCCTCCAGCTGCGCAACGCCCTGGTCCTGCAGGCACGAGGCGATTCCCACATGCTCGGAGTAGCCGCCGACGTAGACGTGGTTCTCGGGAGCGACCAGGCCGTAGGCGATCAGGTTCATCGACAGGGCCCACGCCGGCTCCCCGGTGTCCGGGGCGAACAGCATGGCGAGCTGGCCGTCGGCGTAGTTGCCGAAGCCGATCGTGCCCTCATCGTCGGTGTACTTGGTCTTCAGGTGGATCCTCTTCATCCGGTCATCGCTCATGACGACATCTTCCGGGCAAGCTCGAGAGCCTTGGCCTTGTAGGTGTTCCCCGAGACGATCGTGCGGGTCACCCGTGACTCCAGCGACTGTGCCGGGAACACGTGATCGCAGACCTCCACGGCGGCCTGTGAGAGCCCGTAGACGGTTCCGCGGATGGATTCACAGGTGGCGCTGTCGTAGGCCGTCAGGAAGGCCCTGCGCTTGCTTCCGATGGTGTCCTTCTGGCGGTCCGTCATGTCCGAGGAGAACGGCAGCCACTTGTCCAGGAACCACTCGAGGTCGGCCTCCCGGACCGGGGTCTTCGCCATGTCCTTGGCCATGACCTCCCACGCCTGCATCTGGCCCAGGGAGGCCACCATCGAGCGGCGGGCCTCCTCCACCCGGGTCGCCCAGTTGCGGGTGTGCCGGATGGTCATGGCGGCGTGCTTGGCGTCCATGAACGCCTCTGCCATTGACTGGGTGTTCGAGCAGACGATGCGGAACATCCCCGGCCCGCACTTCATGCCGCCCAGGCCGTCGTGGCGGGTCCAGAAGTGCATGTAGCCGTACGTCAGGGAGTCATCGCCGGGGATCTGGAAGGGGGTCTCCAGCTTGAGCGAGACAGCCACGATGCGGCCGCCCTTGAGCACCGAGAGGGTGTCGAAGGACAGCGGCGGCATGCCGGGGATGTCGACGCCCATGATGTACTCGACGAGGTTGCCGAACTCGTTGTTGCCGATGATGGCCAGGGAGTCCGGCTGGATGGTCAGGATCTCCTTGTTGTCGTCGCGGACGACCTGGTGCCAGCCGGGGATCTCGAAGTACTCGTTCTCCACCCCGCGTGCGATGGTCGCCGGGTCGACGGCTGGTACCGCGGCGTAGATCGGGACGGCCTTAGGCTCCCAGTTCAGGTAGCCCTCCTTGGCGGCCTCCCATGTGCGGGGCCGATCTTGCTTGATGTCGGCGAGCTGGTGCCACGCAGCGGTGTGCGCGACCCAGCCCTCCTCGTATTCAGCGGGCATGGTGCTCCTTAGGTGGTGTCGATCTTCTGGATGCTGCTCTGGATGTATGACTCAAGGTCGTGGAACCGGATCCTCGTTCTTGACCGCTGGCTCCCCGGCGGGCTGATGTCGACAGCCGGCAGGGCACCGGACTCGATGAGCCGGTAGATGTGGCGATCCGAGCAGCCGAGGATCTCGGCCACCTGGGGGATCTTCAGGACAACGACGGAGGACATGTCAGGACTGGTCATGGTCAACGATTCTACGTGCGCTTAGGGTGCAGAACCTGCCTGCTCATGCCTCTTGTGGACTCTTCTTTCGACTCTGGTCCCAGTAGATGAAGGTCATGACGGCCCCCATCACCCGCTCGATGACCCATCCGAGCAGGCGCCAGAGCATCTCCCTCACAGCTTCTCCCCGCAGGCCGGGCAGGTCCTCGGGAAGGTGGCCTTCACCGGTGGGTGGGCCAGCTGCTCCTCGAGCTCGCGGACCTTGCGCTGGGACTCCTGCAGGTCCAGCTCGAGGCGGTTCATCTTGGTCCAGTCCGTGCCCTTGGTGGAGGCCAGCTCGGCCTCCAGGCGCTGGACCCGGTCCCACAGGTCATTTTGAGTTGTTGTAGCCATGGTCGGTCTCCTTCGGGTCGATGATGCTGTAATCGGTGGAACGGAGGTCGAGAGCCACCTCTCCCTCCCTGTCGAGGTGCACACGGGCGTGCTCGAACATGTCGGCCATCCCGTGGCCCTTGGACCCGCAGTAGCAGGTCCACTTGACGTTGTCCGCGATGGCGGTGATCTCGTCCATGATGACGAAGTCCGGCCGGTGGCCGTCGAACTTCTTCGGCTTGTCGGTCATATGCGGTTCACCCCGACGTACATGCCGGCCCACGCCTTGAAGTCGTCCGGCTCCTCCCAGTCCTTGCTGATCCACACAGGCTTGCCCTCCTGGTTGATGAGGTAGTCCACGCCCGCGGCGTAGTGCGAGTGCTGCGGAAGGTCCTGCTCCCGGTTGAGCGAGCCCTGGTACCTGGCCCATGTGGCGAAGTACTCCGGCTGGCCAGTGGCCCCGATCCACACAGGATCGAGATCGCCGTTGAGGATGTAGTCCTTGTTGAGGGCGTACATGTCCGGGTCGTGGATGCTGCTGACCGACCCAGAGCCCTCACGCTGGCTTAGCGGCTTCCAGTCGGCCGGCAGGGCAGCCAGCGCCTCCTGAGCCGTGGCCCTGTGCTTGTGGTCCTTGCGCCATGCCTCGGCCGCATCGCACTCCCTGGTGGATGTCGCTCCCTTGAACTCGGAGAAGTCGGCCAGGAACGTGGCGCCGCACGCGCAGGCTTCGCGGATCATGACTCGCCCCCGAAGCCGTCCGGCGACCAACCCTGCTCGGCCCGGTAGGCGTCGATCTGGCTGATCAGGCCGAGTGTGTGCTCGGGCCTCTCGCCAGTGCGGATCTCCACGACGTCAGCCCACATGGACATCTCCTCACGGGCGCAGAACAGCAACTTCGACATCTCCGCCGGCGTCATCGGTGCCTCGCGATCGCGGCATTGGCCCAGAACATCGCCTCTTCCAGCTTGGTGATCGCCAGGGCCTTCTCCCGGCCGTCGGGCAGGGATCCGTCAAAGAAGTGCGCCAGTGTCAGGCACTCCCGTCGAGTTGCCTCGTGCAGGAGCTTCTTCTCTTCGTCCGGTGCGTGGTACACGAACCGGTGATTCAGGTCAGGCGTGAATGTCATGAGGTCTCCATAGTGGCGAAGTCCCAGTCCTCGGCCAGCAGGTCCGTCTGACTAGCGAGCCAGGGGACGAGGTCGCCTTGGGCGGTCTGCATGTAGATGTAGGGCAGGGACATCTTGGAGTTGTTGTCGGGTGTCTGGAGTGAGATCCACTGACCTGCTCCGTTCCAACCTGTGCGGGTCAACCTCTTCCCCTGCTTGAGCAGGATCAGCGCCTCAGAGAATGTGTAGTGGCGCTGCGTTCGTTCCTCGTTCATTACTTACTCCCAACTGTGGATGGACCAGCCCTCGGCTTGTGCCATGGCTGGGTTGGTGGTGATGACGTCGTGGCAGACCCGGCACAGGCACACCAGATTGCTCACGTCGGTGATGGAACCGCCACGTGCTCGGCTCTTGCGCTCGTGCACGTCCACTGACGGGGCCCGCCAGCAGCGTACGCAGATCGGGTAGGTCGCCAGCATGTCGCGGACTATCCTTCGCCGGTCCTCGTCGTAGATCTTCTGCTGCTTCTTGCTGCGGAACCTCATCAGAATGGGGGCTCATCGGACTGGATCTGCTTGCCCCACAGGGAGGCCACGAGCTCGTCAGCGCAGTCCTCGTGAACAGGCTTGCCCTTCTCGCCGTCCTTGACGGTGACCATCTTGATGAAGTCGCCCTCGTAGTACTTGAAGCCGCAGTGGTAGCAGCTGCCTGCCCACTTCGACGGGAAGGCCGGACTGGAGTCGCCCTTGGCATAGGTGCGCTCGGTGCTGGCCGGGGTGACAGTCCTATGCCCGCTCACCTCGATTACCGTGGCGGCCGGTGACGCGCTGGCCGACCTGGCGATCTTCCCCCGAAGATGCTTGGGGACCTGCTTCTCCCCGACGCACTTTGGCGGGTGGGCGACGTCATAGAACTGGTTGCGCTGCCTGTCCGTGCTGAACGGCCCGTGCACCACCAGGCAGTGGATGCACTGCCCGAGGATGATGAACTCGCTCATCGCCACTCCTTTCCTGGCTTGGCTGTTGGGTACGGTGGGTAGATGTCGACGATGTGCCCGACCCTCCTGGTCTTGATGGCTGGGTTCCACGAGTCCTTGACCATCTGCTCAAGTGCGACTTCCCGGTCTGCGATGCGTGAGCACTCGCTGCAGTAGCCGGCATCCCTGGCGTGGGGCAGCAGGCCCAGCTCATGCTCGAGGGTCAGGATGTGACGGCGGGCCTCAGCGATCTGGGCCTCCCGCTTGTGGCGGAAGTAGCGTCGCCACTCCGCCCAGAACCACTCGCCCTCCACAGACCTGAAGATGACCACCAGGATGACGAGTGCGAGAACGACCCCGGTGCTGATCCCGAAGACCATGTCGTGCGTCGCCGGGCTCAATCGAGGTCGTCCGAGTCGAGGACCGGTGCCATGGCATCCCGCATGGCCTGCAGGACCACCTTGCGCAGCGCTGACTCCGTCTTCGACTCGCCCTCCCGCATGCCCTCCTTGAAGGACCTGTCGGCCTGCTGGTTCAACTCCCATGTGTGCTGGAGCACGCTCATCAGGCCGTGCTCGTTGCGCAGGTGCACGGCCACGGCGTCGTCGACCATGCGCTGTCCGGCGGCGTCCATATTCCCGGCCATGCCGGGGAACATGCTGCCCGTCGGCATGTGCATCCTGGTCTCCCAGCGGCAGATCTTGCAGTAGGCCGAGATGACCTTCATGTGGATGGCGGCGTTCGTGTCCTCATCCATGGACGCCCACCTCCCGCATGTCCACGGTGAAGGTGCCGTAGAGCCACTGGTCGAGCTTGGCCTCACGGGAGGCCATGTGCAGGGGCACTCCGAACATCGACCCGAAGGCCCCGGTGCTTCGCCGCAGCAGCTCCTGGTCGATGCCGGGAGGCGCCTGGCTGATCAGGGCCATCCGCTGGGCCGGGGTGATGACGATCCACCCGATCGGCTGGGCCTCCATGTACTGCTCGCGCATGCGGCGGACGTACTCCGTCGTCATGCGGTGGATGGCGTCGAAGAATGGGCGCTCATTCATGGATCTCCTCCACGGCCTCCACGACGATCTCCTCGCCGCTGATGATCATCTCCGTGGGCACCACAATCAGGGCCTGTGGAGCGATGGGGTCGAACGCAGCGCTCGGCAGCTGGATGGTCACCTTGATGGCGATCTGGTCCAGCTCGAGCACCTTGGGCCGTGACTGTCGCACAGCGACGATCTTGGCCTTGCTCACCGTCTTCAGGCCGGTGGTCGGATCGGTCATTCCGTAGCGGTAGCGCTCCCCCTCGATGACGAGGTAGGCGGTACCGGTCACGTCCTTAGGCATTGGTGGTCTCCTTCTTCTCCCAAGCGTTGTCCTCGCCGCAGTCCTTGCAGCGGGTGTAGTTGATGCCATTCGCCCCGCGGATCAGGTAGACCCTGATGTGCGGGCAGTCATTTCTCATTGCGGACCTTCCTCCATATCGCGTAGCCGACGGCGACCACGGCTGTGGCACCCCATAGGACACCGATTGCCATGGCTCCCTCGGCGAATGTTGCGGACTCTGCGGTCACCTCAGTACCGGGTTCCTGAGGTGCGTACGGTGAAGCCGGTCGCTCTGGCCCGGTAGATGGCCCGCTCGAGGGCGGCCCTGGTCATGCCGAGCAGCTCGGCGGCCACGAGGGTGTTCCCCCTGTGCCGGTCCCACAGCTCGTTGTAGTCCCTCAGCAGGTCCTCGCGGGACCGGCCGGACGTTCCCTTAGGCGTCATCTCTTCCTTCCTGTTGGTTGTCGTGCTGACGGGTTACTCTGTGCCTTGAGGAGGCTCACATGATCTTCCTGAAAGGGCGGTCGATGAAAGACATCGAGCACAAGCTGGACCTGATCTACCACGCCCAGATGCATACCAACGACATACTCACGAGACTGGAGAACCGCATGGCAACTCTCGAAGAGGTCACCGCCGCCCTCACGGCTGCTGTGAACCGCATCGTCGACGTACTCACGGCCACCACGGCCGTCGCTGCGAACGCTCAGGCCGCCGCACAGGCCGCTCAGGACGCCCTCGACGCCGCGAATGCCGCGGACGCCACCGAGGACGCCGACTTCCAGGCGCAGATCGCCGCACTCACGGACGCGCTCACTGCGGCCCAGGCTGAACTTGCTGCTCAGGCCAGCGCCCAGACCGCTGCCGTGGCCTCCATCCAGTCCGAGGTGGACCAGCTCAACTCCCTCGGCTAGGACTGCTCGACTCGATGCCCGTCTCCTGCCTCGGAGGCGGGCTTCGCTATGTCACGGTCGGTGGGGAACGCTGAGCACTCGGTGCCCACCGCCCTGTGCCAGCGCATGTCGCAGAACACGCACCGGCCCTCGTCGTTGAACGAGTGCCTCATGGCTTCCCTTCCTCGGCCGGAGGGAGGATGGTGGAGGGATGAACCAGATCCTGCTCATCGCCGACACCATCATGATTGCCGTCATCCTCGTGCTGATCCTCGTTCGTCGGGGCTGACTTGACCCGTACGACATCCCAGAGCTCTTGGACGACCTCGAGACCGACGGTCACGGTCCATGGGTCGGCGAGGGCCTTGTCGATGATCACGGCCATGGCGACGGCAGCCTGCTCTCGGGCATCGATCTTTCCCTGCTCATAGGCGGCCTCGATCATGGCCTTCGTCTTGCCGCCCTGTCGTGCAGTTATGTCGGGTCCGAAGAAGTGGCTCATTCTGTGTTCCTACCTTCGTCGCTGGGTTGCACGTTCTCCACCCGGTAGTGGCGGTGGGCCAACGGCAGACGCTTGCCGTTCAGCCGAACGCACACCTGACCGTCCTTTACGTCGGGGCAGTTGACGATGACGCCCGTGCGCCTGCCCTTCTCCACACGCACGAGGTCGCCCTCTTTCATGGCTTCACCCCGTCGATAGCGGCTTCACAGATCGCCTTCGCGTAGTCGAACGGCGTGCTGAACTCCAGCGGGTCAATGTCGGGGTGGTCGTGCTGCGACACTTCGACCACCGCGTCACGGGCAGTCTTGATGCCGTCTGTGTAGTTCTCCAGCCGGTATCGGTGGATGACTTGCCCGTTCTCGTAGCCCCGCTGCTCGGCTTCCGCGACGGCGGCAATATGAATGTCATATGGAACTGGCCCGAATTGGTCAGCCCACGGCTGCATACCCTTGTCACTCATACCGATCCCTTCCCGTAGTTGATCTTGGCTACGTCCCACCGCGGAATGTCGGTCATCGGCAGTACCTCCCGATCCCGCAAGGCGTGCACACGGGCCGGTCGGCCATCTCCTCGTTCAGCCAGCGCGTGACCTCGTTCGGGCACGGCTTGCCCTGGTGGTAGGCGTGCTCGCAGGAGCACCGGATCTTCTCGGTCATGGCCGTGGCTCCGCTTCCAGCGGGACGCTCCACGTCTCCCACTCACGGCGGCGCACCGCCTGATGGATGGTGTCCTCGTAGACGATGGTGAGCACCTGCCAGGGCTCACCGAGGTCGTCCTTGAACTCTGCTACGTACGTTCGTGGCTTCATCACTCGGTCTCCTTCATGTAGTCGTCCCACAGCTGCAGCGGGTACTCGTTGGTCTGCACGGCCGCCATGCCGTCGATGCCGACGAACAGGCGGTCGAACTCGTCCTTGCTGTACACGGTGACGCGCACGGCCCGATAGTCGACCTCGATGCGGGCGACATTGGTGATGTCGACGTCGAGGAAGGTCAGCAGGTCAACGATGAACCGCTGAGGCACGGTCTTGGCGACATAGGGGTTGGTCATGACACGCCCCTCTCCCGGACCCACTTGTCGACCAAGATGGCGCTGGCCCGATAGGTCATGCCACCGTCAGGGTCCTTGTTGATCGTGCACCACAGGTAGTGGTCCGTCAGGTGGCCGATGCCACCGATGACATTGCGCAGAGCACACTCGCGGTGCATTCTGCGAGCCGTCACCCCCAGCACGGGATCCATGACGGTGATCGGACTGGTCTCGTCGTCTGGGCCGATGAACTCTTCGCAGAGCGGGCAGTGGGTCATGTGTATTGACCAATCGGCTCGGTCATGAACTGACGCTGGGCAGCAGCGTTCATGCTCCGCAGGATCTCCAGCTGCTGGCCCAGCATCCGGATGCGCTCCTTGCACGTACGCACCCGCATCTCGGCAAGGTCCATGTCCAGCTCGGCGTCGATGCAGTCGAGTGTTGCCTGCTGGCGGCGCAGGTCCATCGAGCCTGACTCGCTCATGAACGTGCGGGCGTACATCTTCTTCCACTCGATTCGCTTGCGGACGAAGTCCTCGTCGTACACGCCTATGTCGTTGTTGGCCTGCTCGAGCAGGATCCACATCTCGTTCATCTTCTTCAAGATGGCGGCGGTTGATTCCATCAAGATCTCCTTGTGTTGGTGTAGGAAATGAGAAGGCGGGGCCGAGGTGATCACTCACCCTCGACCCCGCCCTCCGATCATCTAGGTGCCGGAGCACCAGGTGCCGTGCCACGCATGGATCCCGCCGTGCTGGATCGCATGGATGAACACGGCATCCTGCACGGCAGCTGGTGCCGATGAGGGCCTGCCGTACGCGTACTTCCTGGCGCCGGGCGTGTAGAGCGCATTGCCCCTCCACGTGCTCGGCATGAACTGATAGGCCCCGCTCGCTCCCGAGCGGTTGTTCGCCCTGTAGTGACCTGCTCGGATCGACTCGTGCTTCCTGATGCACAGGCTCAGGTTCCTGATCCACACTGGAGTGTGGTTCCAGACTGCCGCCCCGGAGTCCATCCAGCGTGCGGATTGACTGTGGGATGACTGCTGATGGCGGCTCGAACTCCCATCCGCCGGCAGTGCCAGTGCAGCGGTCATAACGAGTGCGTCGAACATTCAGATCTCCTTGCTCAGCGATAGCCACCCCTCTCATCGGGGCGGCCTGTCTATTCAGTTGTGCGTGGCGGCGGCTGCTTCGGCACTCCCATTGCGGCACCGCTCTTACCTAGTGCTAGGCCACGTCCTTCATGGTGGAGCACAGCAGCCCGCTCACTCCGGAGGTGAACGGGCTGCTGCGTACTTGGGCGTGTCGCTACATGGACGGCGGACTAGGGGTCAGGCCGTTCTCGGCGAACCACGCGATGAGTGCTGCTTGGAGGGTGGCTGCATCAGTGGCTGCATCGATGGCATCCACGGTGGCCTGCGAGGGCATGACCATCTGGCCATGCGTGTGACCGGCCTTCCCGCCAGTGGGGCTGATGCGCCCGGTGACCATCTCCATCAGGACACCGTGATCCTCAGGCAGCCCGTGAACGGGGCCACGGCTGACTTCCTGGCCACCTGGTAGCGCTCGGACACCCCGCCCCAGGCGATGCCCTTGGCGGTGCCGGCGATCAGCGCGTTGGCCCAGGCGTTCGGCAGCGTCACCCAGCCGGACTGGCCGCGGGTGAAAGTGCCGTTGTCGTGGTTCACGCCGGTGAGGGTCGGCTCGCCTGCTGGCTTGGTGGCGTGGCTGTGGAGCATCCATCGGGACAGCACCGCCCCGGGATCGCCGTCGCCGCCACCGCGCTCGAGATACACCTCGAAGGCGGTCACCGTGGCGCCGGCCAAATCGGTGAAGTTCGTCCCGGTGTAGAAGAAGTACGTCGACTGCACCCCGGCGAGGTCTCCCCACACCAGGCCGTCGCCGTGGAACCAGTCGTCAGCGGTTGGTCGCCAGCCCGGGTCGGTTGATCCCGAGCGGCCCGCCTGCCACACGTGGGTGGCGATCGGGACGATGCCGTACTGGGCTGCCACCACTGTCGATGGCGCCGGCGTGGTGAAGGTGATCGGAGCGCTCCACGTGGAGTACTGGCCGTCAGCGACCGTTCGCACTGCCACTGAGTAGCGGGTGCCCGCCGTGACCGTCATCGACTGCGATGTGGATGCAGTGGAGTGCAGGATCGCGTAGGAGTCGGTCACGTCGGCGATCTCGTACGTGTCCGCCGTGGCCACCGCATCCCATGACAGGGTGTGCGTGCCGACGTTGTAGACCACGTTCGACGGAGCAGGCAGTGACCTGGTGAAGCAGGTGATCTGGCTGACGGACGTCACCCCGAGCAGGTCCCCCTCGAGGTGGAAGTCGTACCGCTGGTTCGGGATGCCGGTGAAGGTGTAGTTGGTGCCTGTCCCGGTGTAGATGGGCGTCGGGTTGTTGCCCGAGTACACGCGCCATGTGGTGGCTGTGCCCGCCCAGACGAGCTTGATCGAGGCCCACGGCGCGGTGCCGTAGACCGAGGAGAAGTACGTGATCGAACTCATGAGGCCTCAATCTCCAGTGGTGCGGTGGAGGTGGCGAACGCCTTCAGGGCCTCCACGTAGTCGGGGCCGTTGCCTGCGATCACCACGGTGTTGTTGGTGATGTTGTTGATGGTGATGTCGTCCAGGCCGAGCAGCTTGGCCCGGGTGGAGATGATCTTCAGGACGGTCTCCACGGCACGCAGGTCACCGGAGATGGCCTGCCGCCAGATGCCCTTCTGCAGCTGGTCCAGGCGGTCGACCTCGAGCGCCAGCAGTGTGCGCTTGGTGCCCTCGTCGATGAGCCGGGCCGCCTCCTCCAGTTGCTCGTTGATGAGCCTTCCGGCAACGGCCTCGGAGACCTGCACGTCCTCGGCGACCTCCCACCAGGAGTAGCCCTGCTGGCGCAGCTTGTATGCCCTCAGCGCCACATCAGCCCGCTCGGCGGCCTTGATAGCGGCGTCGGCCTTCTTGCGCTGACGGATTGCGGTAGTCATCCGGTGCGTCCTTCCATCCACATGTCCCACTTCATGATGACGACGCGCCAGTCCTTGTCCGAGTCCTTGAGCATGCGCCTGCGCTCGACAGCAGTGAAGCCTGCCCAGATGCCGTACTTCTCATCGTCCCGGAAAGCAGAGATGAGGCAGTCGCGTTGCACTGGGCAGGCTCCACAGATGGTCTTGGCCTGCTTGGCCTCCTTGGCTGTGAGGGGGTCCTCCAAGGTGCCGAAGAACGGCTCCAGCGGATACCCCAGGCAGTCGGCGTCATCGGTCCAGTAGGGCTTGGGCATATAGCGCCATGCAGGTGGCGTCGACGAGGTCCTGGGAGTCGCAGGCGGCGAACAAGTCTGGTCGATTGTCGGAGAGCCACTTGCTGACCTGCTCTTTGTCTGCGTCCCCATGCCCCGTGACCGCCTTCTTCCACTCTGCTGGTGCCACCGATACCGTAGATGATCCAGCGTGCCTACAGGCGACTGCAAGCACGCCCGTCACAGCGGCGAGTCGCAGCCCGGTCTTGATGTTCGCCGAGTGCCCCTGAATCGGGCTCTCGATGGCCACCAGCTGCGGCCTGACGTAGTAAACCCGGTCATGAACGTACCGGTAGATCAGGTCCATGGCGTCGACGTCGTTCTCCACCCCGGGCGGGACCGTCCGGAACAGGGCCTCGTCCACCATCTCCCCGTCGTTGGTGGCCACAGCCACCCTGCGGACCCCGAAGTCGATTCCCATGGCGGTCACAGGTCCTCTCCCACCCACACTGCGAGCTCGCGGCCGTGGGAGGTGGGCCGGGTGGCCTTGCTCCGCTCGTTCGTCTTGCGGATCCAGCCCTCCTTGGCCATGGCGTTCATCATGGCGCCCACCGCGTTGTTGGCGTTCGTGGCGATGTCCCCGTTGGGCAAGCCGGTGTACTCCAGCACGTCCTCGGAGGTGAACGGAGAGCCCTTCTTGGCCAGCATCCGCACGACCCTGCGGAACTCACGCTTCCACTCGAACAGCGCATGCCTGCTCAGGGCGAGGGCAATCCCCTCTTCCTTGAGGATCAGGCCGTCCTCGCTCACAGGATCGCTTTCGGGCAGATGTGGTGGAAGTCGCAGCGGTCGAACACGCCCTCCCATGTGGCCTTCTGGGCGGAGGTGACCCCGTCGAGGGTGTCGCCCTCCCAGACACGCCGGCAGCCTTCGAGCATGGGTGGCAGCTCGCCGTCCCTGACGGACTTCAGGGTGGATCGGATGGCCATGTCCTTGGCATCGAACACAGCCTGGTCGAACTGCACCCGGAACTCGATGAAGTCGTTGTTGTTATCCCGGGACAAGTAGACGATGGACGCCCATTGCACGCCCTTGGCCTTCATGTAGCCATTGATCTGCTGGAGGTGGTCCAGTGTCGGCTCCGGGGCGTTGGCCATGCCGATGGAGTACTTTCCGCCGTAGTACTTGAAGTAGCCGGACGTCTTCAGTTCGAAGATGCTCAGGTCCGGCTGCACGCCGTCCATGGATCCGACGAGCTTCCACGGCCGGTAGGTGACGGGCACCTCGATGTCGGTGATGCCGCCGTAGCCCTGGTACCAGGCGCTCAGCAGCATGGCCTGCCACTGGTAGTGCGCCCACGTGCCGGAGTCCATGAAGCCGAGGGACTTCTCACTGAATGCGGCCTTCTCGAACCCGGCGAAGGACAGGGCGTGCAGGCGCCGGCAGTCGCTGCCGATCATGGACGGCCTGATGCGGCCGGCGGACTGGCTGCGATGGTCGGTGAGCAGGTCCTTGCGCATGACCTCCTGCACCCGCTCGACAGCGCGAGAGTCGTACACGCTGCCATTGTTCTTCCATGCGTTGATTGCTGTGGTGATGGGCTTGGGCGTCCCTCGCTCTGCTGCGATGGCGTCCAGTGGATCGATCGTCATCTGGTCTCCTTGTTGGTGTGGGGCTAGTTCGTCAGTGGCGCGTGGGCGTCCCGCCATGCCTGGGGCAGGAAGCCTCCGCTGGATATCCATTCGTCCATCGAGTTGATCAGGTGGGTCAGACGGTCGAGGTCCACCCATTCCCCGGAGGCGTGATCGTCGAGTATGAGGCGGATCTCGGCTAGGCAGACATCCGGGTCCATCAGGCGGCGTCCGGGGGAAGCGGATCGCCGGGCTTGCCGATCCCGTAGTGGATCTCGTGAACCTCGGTAGCTCCACCGGTGCCGCCCCAGTCCTTCGGGTGGTCGACAGCGTGCGGGGTGATGCGATCGAACTGAGACTTGCCAGTGGCGATCTGGTGCATGCCGTCCTGTGCTGCCCTGCGCTCAAGGGCTGCCTCTCGTTCCTTCTTCTCGCGGTCCATCCTGTCGCCAAACGAGCGCAGGCAGTCCCACGAGCACACATGCCATGGGGACGCTGCAGGGTCCTTACTGACAGACATCCACATCGGTGGCAGCCCGCCGCGCAGGAACTTGTCCTGCTCGGACACCTCTGTGCTACAGGCGTCACAGATGAGTAGGTGCTTGGTGCTCATGCGTTCTCCTTCTTGGTCGGTGCGAACAGTTCGGCTTGCTCCACGAGCCCGTACAGGGCCCCTGCTTCGTTCAGGGCCGCAACGATCCCTCCGCAGGCTGCTGGAGAGTGACCGTCTCGCAGTGCCTTGGCACCACTGACCCGTCGTGCGTTCACCCGCGCACCGATGTCCACGAGCGAGGTGTACGGCTGGTTGGCCACCAGCTCGGTAGCGGACTTCTCGCCCACTCCCTTGATCGCTGTCAGCCCCTTGCGGATGGCGCCCTTCTCCAGGTCTGCCACGTACCCGACCTTGGACAGGTTGACGTGCGGGCCGCGGATCTTCACCCCGGCCTTGCGTGCTGCGCTCAGGTAGCCCGACTCCTGCTTGTCGCCGACGTAGGCATTGAGCAGGCTCGACCAGTACGCCACGGGATGGTTCACGGAGAACCACGCCGTGATGTAGGCCAGCCACCCGTAGGCGGTGGCGTGGGCCTTGTTGAAGCCGTACTGGGCGTAGGCGTTGAGCGCGGTGTCCAGGAACATCAGGTCGTGCTCGTCCATCCCGGCCGCCGTGCCCTTGGCCCGCATGGTGGTGGTGATGTCCCGCATGACCTTCTGGGCCTTGGCGATCTGATCCTCGGTGGAGGCCTTGATCGCCTTGCGTGCCCGCTCGATCTCCTCGATGGGCATGCCGATCGCCTTCAGGATGTTGATGACCTGCTCCTGGTAGATGATCGTGCCGTACGTGTCCCGTGTGGCCTCCATGATCAGCGGATGCCGGATGGGCACCTGCTTGGCCTTGCTGCGCCGCTCGAGGTACTCGTCCGTCGCACCGGACTTCATCACCGCAGGCCGGAACAGCGCCTGCGCGGCGATGACCTCGTGGATGTTCTTCGGCTTCATGCGCGAGCAGCCCTTGGTGAACGTCCAGCCCTCCAGCTGGAACATGCCAGCGGTCTGCCCTGACCCGATCCGTGCATAGGCCCGGCGATCGTTCAGCGGGATGTCCGCCATGTCGATGCCGACCACGTCGACCATGCTCTTGATCGCGCTCATGGTCTTCAGGCCCAGCACGTCGAGCTTGACCAGGCCGAAGGGCTCGATGTCGTTCATGTCGAAGGCCGTGACGAAGGTCTTGCTCGAGGCCACGTACTGGATGGGGATCCCCGATCCTGCGTGCTCGTCGGGGATGATGAGGATGCCGCCGGCGTGCACCCCATAGTTGGAGTAGGGCGTGTGGCTGGCGATGCTCACCAGGGCCTGCCACTCCTCATCAGTCAAGCGTTCGTTCGGGTCCCTGCCCTGCTTGCGGGCGTTCGACTTCCACTTGACCACCAGTGATCCACGCTGCGTGGTCTCGCCGTTCTCGTCCTCCTCCTCATCCTTCAGGCCCATCTTCATCCACAAGCCGATGTGGCTGACGGTGTACATCTCCTCCAGCCAGGCCAGCACCTCACCGCGGCGCAGGTGCTCCACGTCGAGGTCGATGTCCGGCGGCTTGGCCTTGTCGCGGCTGATGAAGCGATCGAACTGCAATCCCCATACGATCGGATCGTGCACGGTGATGCCCAGCAGCCAGACGATCATCGACCCGGAGGCGGATCCACGGGGACCATAGAAGATCCCCTCCCGCTTCATGAAGTCCGTCACCGTGGCCGTGAACAGCAGGTAGCCAGCGAACCCGGCATCGTGGACCACCTCCAGTTCCTCGCGCAGTCGTTCACGGTAGGCCTCGGCATGGGCCTTCTTGATGGCTCCACTGGCGATGTACTCCTCCAGCGTCTGGGTGCACTTCTGGGCGATCTCGGCATCCGGGTCACCACTGATCGTGGTGTCGGGGACCTTGAGCGTGAAGTGGTCCAGCTCTGGAATGGACACACGCGCCTTGACGAGCAGATCGTCAAGCCCGGCCATGCCCGCCTCGAAGATGGCATCTCCGTGGTGATCGCGCATCCATTCCTCGTCGACCATGTGATAGCCATCACCGGGGAACACAGCATCGTCAGGATCGTCGGACCACGACATGAGGCGCTTCATCTCCTCGTGGGCGCTCCGGTCCTCGATATGGCAGTAGTGCGAGTCCTGCGTGAGCACCATCGGCAGGCTCAGGTCCTTGGCTAGGGCGTACAGCTGCTGCCCGTAGAGGTCGTCGTCGTGGTCGACGTCGACGATCATGTGGTTCTGGACCTCCACATACAGGCCTGCCCCGAACCAGCCCCGCAGGGCTTCCAGGACGTTGCGCACGCCCAGCAGGGAGCCCTCCCGCATGATCACGGGAGCCAGGCCGAACCAGCAGCCTGACGTGGCTGCCACGCCGTCCAGCAGGCCGTTCTCGGCCGCCCAGGCGAGGTCGCCGAAGTCGAGCATCGGCTTGTAGCGGAAGTTGCGGTGGGCCATGCTGGCCAGCCCCACGAGGTTGCGGTAGCCCTGCTCGGTGGTGGACAGCAGGCCCATGTGCATGGATGCCGGCCGCTTGCCCTCTAGGCGGTTGATGGCCACGTACGCCTCCATGCCGGGCATGGGTGCGATGCCGGCACTTCGGCAGGCCCTGTACAGCTGCGCCGAGCCGGCCACGTTCCCGTGATCGGTCAGCGCGAGTGCGGGGTATCCCAGCTCGGCGGCCCGAGCCACGATCTTGTCGACGGCCGGGAGCGCGTCCTTGGCGCTGAACCGGCTGTGGGTGTGTGCGGACCAATACGGCATGGGTCTCCTATTCGAGGATCTCGAGGCGGATGCGGGCGAGGCATCCCAGTGGGTAGTGCTCTTCGGTGGGGTAGTACTGGTCACCGGGGGCATAGTCGAAGCTGAATGCCTGACCGACAACGGACAGTGTCAGTGGACGCACGAGCTGCGGGTCATCGGTGATGACGGCAAGCCAGCCATCAGGATGCGCCCATTGGGCTGATGGGTGAGGCTCGTGGCGGTACTGCGAGCCAAACGTGATGCGGTACTCGGTCATCTGGTCTCCTTCTTGAAGTAAGGACTGCGACGTTGGTGCTCCTTCGGAGCCAGGCAATATGGGCAGTCGTCAGAGAGCATCCCTTTCGCCCTCATCCATGTCACCCACTGGTGAACCGTCGTGCGCTTGACGTCGTACCAGTCCGCGATCTGTTGATGCGTGAACCCCTCGCTGATCATGAGAGCTACTTGCTCGTAATGCGCCTTGCCCCAACGCCTACCGGCATTGGGCCTGTCTACACTCATCTGGTCTCCTCAGGGAATGGCTGAGGGGGCCGATCCATCGTTAGGACCGACCCCCTCAGCGTGTTGACTACAGGTTGGCTTCGGCCAGCTCGATGAGCTTGGCCGTGGTTGCCCGTGCGGGCAGGTCGACGCCGGCGTCAGCGAGCAGCTTCTTCAGCCGTGCCGGGCTCATCACCGAGTAGTCGACCTCAGGGGCATTGGACACCGCCTGCTCGAACTGGTCGACGAGCTCCTGATCGTCATCGATGAACTCCTCGGCGTTGCCGCCGGACTCCTTGGCCTCCTCCCACCAGGCATCCACCGCGCCACGCAGCTCATTGAGCCACTGACCCAGGTGGATGATCTCCGGCTCGAAGTCCAGGGGCGTGATGCCCTTGGTCTTGCGGGTGAGGATGAGGTTGGTCTGCGTGCCCGACCCGGTCAGCGAGATCCGCCACGCCCCCACAGTGGGATCGAAGTCGTCCTCGTCCTCGGCCAGAGCGCCCATCTGCTCGAGCAGGGAGCGACCCTTGGCGCCGGACAGCTTGGCGATCAGGTGCTGACCGTCCTTGGGGTTGAACTCCTCCTTCTGCTCGCCCCAGTCACCGTCGACGGCGATGACGTTGAACGCGAGCACGTCCTTGGCCTGTGCACGGTTGCGACCGTTCTGCAGGTCGTACTTGCCCGGCAGCACCGAGTCGAAGAGCAGGTCGGTGCCACGCGGCGCACTGGCCCTGGTGCCATCCTCGAAGTAGATGACGTCATTGACCGGGAACTCCTTCATGCCGTTGGGCGTCTTCAGGCCACCCATGAGGCCGTTCCACGCACCGACCTCGCGGTAGAACACGAAGTCCTGCGTCTCGTCCCTGCTGTCATCCAGCGGGTTGGTCAGGAACCGGACGACGACGGGCTTGCCCGTCTTGACGGTACGGGCGATGTTGGCGTAGCCCTCGCCGGACGACGCCCAGCCCTCCTTGCCCGCCATCGCTGCTGATCGCGGGACGATGAATCCACTGTCAGTGCTCACTGCTGGTCTCCTTCTTGTGTTGGTGCGGACCTCTTGGCCGCTCGGGTCTTCTTCTGCTTGTCGAACTGGGCGATGAAGGCTGCGCGTGACTCCTCCAGTGCCCGTACTGCGGTTTCCGTGACCCGCTTGCGCAGGTCGTCCTCGGACTCGATGACGGTGATGGTGCCTTCCTCCGGGTCGTCGTACTGCAGGACCCGTGGACCATCGCCGTACTCCACCGCCGGGTACCACGGCCGCCCCTCGTACAGGTCGGCGTAGGACACCTTGACGATCAGCTTCGCGTCCGGGGTCTGCTGGACCCCGAACATCTCGTCAAGGTCGATCTCTTCCTCCGGTGCCTCACTCATCTGATACTGCTTCCTCTCGCGGTGCGGTGAACAGGATGTAGGGCCTCTTGGCCTTGATCTTCCACAGTCCCTGGTACTTGGGCTGGGCGAGCAGGCCCATGGCCTCGGCCTTCTCGAGCCGGGCACGGTCGACGACGCGCTTGGACACGGCGTCGGCCAGCGACTTGTCCATGTCGGCCAGCGCCTCGAGGTCGAACGTCTTGGTGGCTCCAGTCACGACGGTGGCCTTGAGCGGCTTGCCGTCGCGGTCGGTGATCTCGATCTCCTTGACCTGGCTGGCGTCGAGGATCTTGACCATGGCGGCCTGCAGGTAGTCGATCTCGGCCTCGATGGCGTCACGCTCGAGCTTGAGCCTGCTGAGCCGGTCGAGGTCGACGGAGATGGCGGATATCTCCTCCTCCGTCATGCCTGGATCCTCGTATTCGATGTCGGTCACTCTGGTCTCCTTAGGTGTTGGCGAGTGCCTTGAACGG